ATAATCTATAAATGAAACTTCATCACCTATGCTTGGTGATGATGGTAAAGTCATTGTAAACGCTGAACTTGTTGTATCTACAAAATATCCTTCGCCTGCAGCAGCTGTAAATGCAGAAGTTTTAACTGCCTGCCAAGAAGTACCTGCAGCTGAGAACGATAATTGTCCAATACCCGTTGCGCCTGAACCAGATACTGAAGCTACTTTTAAAAATGTTCCTGCTGTAACATTTCCAGTAGGAAATTTAAGTTCATACGACTGCCCAGAGCTATGCGCAGGTGACGTAAGTTTAATCCCGTGGGAGTTAGCTTCACAATTAAGTTGAATTGAACCTGGATTTGTTGCACCTAAAACTTCAACTAAACCTGTTCCTTTTGGTCCAACTTTTAAATTTATATTAGAATCACCACCGGTTGCTTGAATAGATGGTGAGCCACTAGTAGCAGCGTTTGTTATATCTATTTGGTTTACTGCAGAAGAAGTTGTTTGAAATACTATTTGTTCGTTTCCATTCTCATCATTAATTCCATGCGCATCATCAAATGCTATGTTAAAACTATTAGTATCTAAGTCACCACCTAATTGTGGTGATGTATCGTCAACAACATCTCCACCTGTTTGTATTTCTATAATATCAGGATTTGTGCTATCGTTTGCAGCAGCAAATACTATTTTAGTTGTTTTTTGTGTTGCTGAAAAAGTAAATGTTGAACCAGATCCTGATGCATATTTAAATTGAACTGTATATGCTCCTGAAGTTGAATTTCTTAAAATATAAAAAGTTTGAACATCTAAAGGTATTGTTACAATTTGATTTCCTGTAATTGTTCCTGTGAAATCAATCATTCTATGTGCAAGTTCTGCACCTGTTGATCCATCACTAACAGCTAAAGCAGTTGTTTGTGCACCACCTGCTATTGATTTTGATATGAAACCACCAGATATTTGTTCTAGAAGTTGTAAATTTGTATTAGTTTTTGTCCCCCATGTACCGGCGTTTTCACCAGTTGCCTGAAGTTCAACACCTAAAGGTGTAAATGTTGATGCCATAAATTTTATCTCCTATGCAGCGTCACTATAACTTGTATTTGATCCAGTTGCAACATCCGAATATGTATCATTCGATCCAGTTGAAACATTACTATAAGATGTATTTGAACCAGTGTCAACATCTCCATATGCAAATATATTTACGGATCCTATACTAAATGATGCAGATTGACCAGTTAATCCAACCTGAATATCAGCTAAAGATATTGATCCAACACTAGCACTAAATGATTGACCCGATATTCCTAAAGTCATATCATTAGGATCTAAGACTCCTACACTAGCTGTTGCCGATAACCCTGTAGGTTGAGCTACAGCTCCACCTAATCCTACAATCGAACCTAAATTAAATGTAGCTGATACACCTGATATTATTGCTGTGTTGTTTGGTGCAACTGCTGTTCCAAGAGATGCAGACATTGAAAATCCTGTGACATCAACTTGGTTACTAGAAGAGCCTGTTGCAGTTCCTTGAGCAGAAGTTATTGATAGACCAGAAAGAATAGCTGTTGCATTCGGTAATGTTACAGTTCCTTGACTTGCTGTAAATGATTGACCGCTTAAACCTACGACCTGATCAGCTACTGATACAGATCCTATTGAGAAAGAAGCTGAAACACCAGACATTGAAACATTAGCATCTGCTTCTACTGCTAACGATCCAATACTAAATGATGCAGAAATACCTGATGGTTGTACGACTGCAGAACCTATTCCAGAAGCTGTAGTAGTTGCAGCTGAAAACGATACACCTGATACAGAAACATCTGCACCAAGACCAATGTCTGCTGCAAATTCACCCCATGCACCACGGCCATAAGCATTGTTGCCCCAACCTTCTATACCTAAATTTGATTCTATTTCAAAACCTGTAACACTAATTGTTACATCGTTAAGATCTCCCCAAGACTGTTCGTTCCAAGTCTTGGCTCCCCAACCTTCTCCAAACTTTTGATTTTCATTCCAATTAGCTTGGCCCCAGGTGAACCTGCCCCATCCTGAAGATACCGACATGGTCGGCCTCCTATGCTAATCTGATGATTGCGCTACTTGAATCTGCTGTTGGAAACTCAATTTTAAAAGTTCCGTTACTAGCTGTCTTGTCACCACCAAATGCAATTATACAAACAGCATCAGTTGTTCCCGAACCACCATCTGTTGTTGTGTTATAAATCATTGCACCGTTTGCAGTGAAAGAAGCAGATGAATAAGTTACATCTGAAAAGTCTGTAAAAGCTGTTGTGCTAGTTAATGATACACCAGAGTTTGTTAAAGTTGCGCCACCTGCAGAGTATGCAGATCCTGATGTATTTGTAATTTCTTCTGATGTTGAATAGTCTGTTGTAGAAGCACCTAAAGATGCATCACTGTCAAATAAAGCTAATTTAAAAGTGTGTCCACCTGAAGATTCAAAACTGTGTTTACCTTGTAAAAGCTCTTGTTTAAAGCTTGAACATATTGCTGATGTAATTGCCATAATTTATTCTCCTATTACGGTGAAGGTGACTCAATTTTAAATCTGACAGTTCCGTCAGTATAATCATCTCGTCTTCTTCTACCAGTTTGCTCAATTGCAAACTTCTGTACCTCTTGTTTATATTTATTTTCGTATAAAGTCAACATATCTACTGGACCTTTTAAGTACCCATATGCTTCTGATAAACAGCAATATAACAAGCCGTTTGGAAAATTCATACTAATATAATTAGTATTATCACCTTCTAAAAGATCAGGCATTTTATTAAAATGAACTCTAAATCTATAAGTTGTATTAGGAACTGGAGAAAAAGCTATACGCCCTGATGTTGTGTCAGACTCTCCTGTGCCACCACCAAACATAGCATAGTACTTAGGTTGACCTTGAGCTGCTGATGTTCCTGTTACATCTTGATATTCTTGTAAGTATGTGTAGTCTTTTTTCTCTAACCATCTATTAGCTCCTGTAGTTTCTGATCCTGCAGTATCGTATACTTGTATACCTCTGATAAATAAACAACCTGCTGGAGCGTTGATTGACTCTTGTCCAGCAACTAAATTACCAAGTTGTTGTTTTCTATCAGCGTCAATAGGGACATCTCTAAAAATTCTATACTGTGCATTTAAAATAATATTTTCTAAAACAGCATCTGTTAAAACGTTTGAATCTGTTTCTGTATAACTTCTTATTTGAGTTTTTAGTCCTGATGCACTTAATCCTGCCATTATGCTGTTACGGTGACTGGCCCTGCTGAAGCTATGTCACCTCCTCCTTTTAATGTTTCTGAAGCTGTAACTCCAGAGTTAAACGTATAAGTATTAGCACTAACTTTAGTGATTGTATACCCTCCAGATGCATTAATTGTTGCTGCTGGTAAATTTGCAACATTTGAAGCGTCTCTAAATCTAACAGTATCACTACTAGATCTACCATGATTTGGTTCATTAACTGTAACAGTTGTTGATCCATTAGTAATAGTAAAAGGATTTGGAGGTAAAAGATTAGGCACAGCTGTTTCTATTCTTGCCACTCTAACATTTCGTAAAGATATTCCATCAGCACTAGATGGTCTAGGTTCTAATTGTGGTTGTTTAGGTTCAAATTCAGAAACATGCACAATAGATCCATTCCATTCTCTAACCATTTCTCTGTATGGAAATTCTAAACCAGATCTATCTGATATTGCTTTTGCGTATTTTCCTGTTGCGTATTTTGGCATTATGCTCCTGGATAATAAACTTTTGGTGTAATATAAGTGCTAGACGCAGAGCCATCTTCAGCTAAAGCTCTAGCTAATTCATCTTCATAAAATAATTTCATAGCCTGTAATCTTTCAGGTGCATATTTTTGTGCTAAATAATATGCAAGTCCTGCTGTCATGCAAGGCACAAATCTAAATGGCACATCCGTTGCGTTTGTATAATCCCCTGCATCTTGAATTCTTTTTATGTAATAAAAATGCATATCTTTAGACGCATTAGTTGAATCTGGTGTTGGGTAAATTTGAATACTAACGTGATCAACAAATCTTTGTACAAAATATTGATTAGGTGTGCCTTTAGAAAGTTTGTTTGAAAAACCTGCATAAGTAGATCTATCCACTTTTGTCATCGGTGAATCTGATTGTGTGGTTTGAGTTCTATTAGATCTTAACTGTGCTTCAAGAATATCTGATATACCATACACGCCATTTGGAGTTGATGTTGCACTTGTCCCATCAGAACTAGCTCTAAAAAATTTATATTCTGCTTGTCCTTCAATTAAATCTAGATCAAGTTCATCTATCTCCCAATAATGGATACCTCTATTTCCCCACTCTTGAAACAAGATATTAAGAGATCGTCTTGCAGATTTAAGTTGATAACCTGCAACATTTCTTAACCCAATACGTTCAAAAGCATCTTCTATTATTTCGTCAATAGCAAAAGTTTTGTCGAACGTTACTGTTCCCGAAGTAGTATTAGCCATTTACTATGCTCCTGTGATTGTCATGGTAACACTTCCGTCTGTACCAGATGATTGTGTTAAAGTTGCACAAACTCCGTTTTCAAACAAAATACCAGAACCAGGTATGTAAACCTCTAATCCTTCTGTTTCGAATCTGTAAATAGCTTTTAAGTTACCAGATGCAGCGTCTGCAGCATCACTTACATCATGTAAAGATAAAACTGAACCAGCCTCACCTCTACCTTGAAGAGAAGTAACTCTTGTTCTAGCACCCCTTAAAACAGAAGCAGCTCCAGTAGTTTTATTCAGTGTTGTTTGATCTGAAATCATATTTTTCTCCTTAAAATTAAATGTGGGGCCGAAGCCCCACACCAAATTATTTATTAACTTACTGCTGCACTAAAAGGTGTTGCTGCATCGCCAGTGCCACCAGTGTTCACTTGAACACCCCATCTGTTTGCACCGATTGCTTTGCAAGTTATGATTGTTCCAGCTAGTCCACCTGTTGTACTACCGTTTAAAGTAATAGTATCAGATGCTGCCGCAGTCATAAAACCTTCAGCATTGTCGTTTGTATCCGTATCAACGATGATCGCATTGCCAGTCATCGTGTCACTAGCGTTAGCAACTTGTAAAATAAAGTCACCAGTTTTAGTTGTTCCAATGTAGATTTCAAAAGAAGCACCTAAATTATTCGCTGAGTTTGGATCGTTACCTGGTCCTGCAACACCTGAATCAGATGATGAGTTAATCGCAGGTAAAGTCAAAGTAGCTGCACCAGCAACATTGTGGTACAACATTCTACCAGCATGTGAATCAACAGTTAAAGAAGTTGCACCGGCTGCAATTGATACAGAGTTTCCAGTTCCAACACCTTGAAAACCATTAATAGATTTTACTGGTCCTTGAAATGTAGTTTTTGCCATAATTATATCCTCCTAGTTTTCCGAACATAGTCTCTAGGCCGTCGACTATACGCGTCTATGTTCTGATTAATTGTATAGTGATTATTTTATATACTAGATTTGAGTAGAGCGCAAGAGAGCCTGTAATGTGAATGTGATTTATTCAACGATGTAGCTTTTTATTAAGTAGCTACTGAAACTTGAGGGGCCGCAGCTTCTATTTTATTTTCTGCATCAGCTTTTTCTGCTTCTGCAAGTTTGATCTGGCTAATTACCTCTCTGACCTTTCGATCAATCTTAACCATATCGAGAGTATATCTACCCTCTTTCAGATGCTCCTGCTCCCATTGAAGATCTAATCCCTTCTTCTGTGTGTAAAGGGTCTCCAGTTGTTGCATTATCGCCTCCATTCATAACCTCCTCATAGGTTATTCTGTTTACTCTTGGATCATGCATTTCTCCAAGAGACTCCCATTTTATATCATTTTTTCCAAGTTTGTCAATGATAGCATTTTCAATGTCTATGGGACCGTCTAAAGACTCAATAATAAAATCTGTTCTTAATTGATATGCAAATATTTGGACTCTGAATTTTTTCATTTTCTCACCGTTAATGATAAATGGGGCCGTTTTTAGGCGGCCCCATAAATTTTAGTTATTACGCACCTTCTACGCCGAAGATACCTCTAGGGTCAGATACACCAAATGAGTATCTTTCTCTAGCTTTGTATCTTACGTTTCCAGTATCGATATCATTGTCAGCTGTTCCAGTTCTACCTTGAGATTTCATTAATCTCTCAGCTGTAAACTGAAGCTCAGAAGGAATAATCATTTTTACTCCTCTTGCTGCAACTCTAAGACCTCTTTCGTCAGTCATAGCCGCAATATCAATTAACGACTGTTCTAACGAAGTTTCGTTAAGATCTGCCTGCGTGCTCAGTGTATTTTTAAATGTTCCACTGATCGTAGGGTGAGATGCATTAAACAAGCTGACACCATCGCCTGAATCAAAACCATCCGTTGAAGGAAGACCTTGAATTAAAGGCTCTACTGCTTTTACTTGTTTTGCATTGCTCATAGATCTTGCTAAAGCTTTTGTGTATCTAGAAGCTAATCTATCGTAGAGGTTATCTTCGATAGCTTCTTCTGTGATAGCAAATGCTAAAGCTACTGTCTCGTGAGTGTATCTAGCTGTGAAGGTTTCTTGTGCATCATCAAATGATACTCCAGCACCTTCTGCTTTTACTTGTGCGTTACCGAATCCTGATAACATTACTTCCTCTTCGAAAGCTCTGTCAGAAGACTCGTTAGTATAAATTTCAGCATGCTGATTTTCATACCTTTTGTATTCCAGGCCGAATAGTGCATTCAATCCTGGCTCTAGTTCTTTAACTAGTTGTGATCGTGATATAGCCATAATTTATCTCCTATTCTCCTATTACGATTGTAACTCAATCCTTCTC